CTGGCTTAGTCAATACTGCTGAGGTTCCATTCAATACATACCTTACAGTTGATGAACGAAATGTAATGACACTTGAAAACGTAGGTGTAAATAATAAGGACTTACAACAGGTAGACTATGAAACTGAAACAATACGAATCTAACAAATTTACTTACGGTATGGAAATAGAGTGGGGAGATGTTCCTCGCTCTTTTTCAATTCCAGAACATCTTGGCACTTGGGAATTTAGTGAACGAGATATCATAAATCTACGAGAGCCATACCAATACGTATGTGCTGACCCATTAGGTATCGATCCTCCATTCGGTGGTGAGATTAATACCAAGCCAACCAGAACTTGGATGGAACAGGTCGATCGTTATTTCGAAATCCAGAAACTCTTTGAAGATAATGGTACACCACCTACTGTTGGTGCAACCTGCCACTCACACATACACTGCAGAGTACCTGGACTTCGAGATGACATTAATGCATTGAAGCGACTGACCAAATACATCAAAGAGAATCAGCACACTACCATTGAGCATGTGTATGGTTTCTTTGAGCACAATGAGATGCGTGGAGCTAAAGGTGCCAAGATGTATTTGAAGTTTGATGGTGGTCGTCCGATTCCAGATTACATGAGCGATAACATTATCAATCTCGCAACTGACTTTGATTCCTTTATTAAGATGCATGCTGCTGGTAAAGATGGCGTATCCATGGGTCGACCATTTCGATTCGCAATCAACATGTACGCATTGAAGCATATTGACACTGTTGAGTTTCGTTTGTTTCGTGGAACATTGAAGCGCAATGAACTTGAGTCATGCTTTAGATTCGTTCAAGACTTTCTTGATGCTGCACTGAATGATGGACCAACTGTTGCTGAAATGATTTCAGAAAACAACTACACATTCCCTCCAATGATTTGGAGTCTACCACAATTCATCGGCTGGGAGAAAACAAAACACCCAGAAGATCGTGGCGAGAAAGTGAGGACATACGTTGAAGTTGTCTAAATGTTCACGTGCTGAATTCATTGCAGCCATATCATCTGAGAAGGGTGATAACTTTGCTCGTACATTCGTGGCAAAGGCAGACATGCAAGAGCAATGGGATGAGTGTTGGGGTGCGTTTGATGATAGTGGCGAACTAATGGCTGCAATCATTACTACAATCTCAAAGCGTAAACCCTACGTTGCCAACCTTCAACTACTTCATACCTTTGTAAAGCATAGAGGTAAAGGTGCAGCCAAAGTCCTATGTGAAGATTCATTGCGTCAGGTAAAGAAACGCAGAGCAGAATACTTTAGAGTATCATCTGAGGTTGATGCAGTTGGCTTCTATGAGAAGATTGGTTTTAAGTTTTGGGGTAAACAAAAGAGTGGTTGTCAACTGTCAATCTTTCGCATTGATGGTAATACCTTTACAGAAGGCGACTATGACTACCATGACTCAATGATCAATAATGCAATTCACAAGAAAGGTAAAGGTGGGTGCGTTGAGATCTTTGATATTGCAACGAAACAAAATCTTGACCTGCAAGTCTTTTCGTAGTATAATAAATTATGGATCATAGAAACAACTCAAGAGAATCATTCATTCGCTGGTACGCATGGTCACTTCAATACGATGATTGTGACCCAGCAGTATGGGCAACGAATTATCTAAACAAGAGATATGAACACAACGATGAACAGCGTCTGTGGCTTTGTTGGCTTTATGGAAACACATATCATCTCCCAACTGCTTGGGTACTGATGAATGAATTTCCAGACTTCGAACTAGCAACTGTTGACCGCATGACTCAGTGGAATACCGCAAATTATAAAAGACTAAGATATCAAACTGATACGAAGTGGAACAAAGGACATCTTCCTACCATGTTCGCATCATACCAAGAATTTATTGGAACTGGAACACAACGTGAAAGACTTGAAACCTACTATGGCACCGACAAGGAAGCAAACTTTGATGCGCTGTGGACTGTACTTAAAAACAGTCTTCACAAATTTGGTAGATATTCCACTTGGTTTTATCTACAGCACCTCAAGCATACTGCTGGTGTTCCTATTCAGCCTACTAGTCTCATGCTGGATGATTATGATGGTTCCCGTTCTCATCGTAATGGATTACTTCTTGCCCTTGGCAAAGCTGACGATATTGATAGAAAACTCACTAGAGCGGAATATGCAGACCTTGAATCACATAGCCACAGCATTATTGTTGAGATGAGAGAAAGGTTTCCTGCACTGGCGAGTCAGATAGATTACTTCACCATGGAAACCTGCCTGTGTTCTTTCAAGAAGATTTTCAGAAAGAGTCATGGAAGGTATCTTGGATACTATCTGGATCGACAAGCAGAAGAAATTATGCAGTGCGAGAAAGATGGTTGGTATGGTATTGAGTGGCAGGTTCTTTGGGATGCTCGCAACGAGACCATTGACCTAAGATTAGATAACAAACTTGGTATTAACAAAGAGAAGTTTAAGGCATTTGTAAGTAGCGGGAACATCGATCGACTAGATTGGATGTTTGATGATGAACAAGAAATAAGCATTGGATTGGAGGCATTCGCATGAGTAACATTACAGCTGGAAAAGTTACAACTGGTGATATGATTACTATAACTGGTGGAGGTACTGGCGGTTCTGGTGGTGCTATGACATTTGGAACTACTGGAATAAATACAACCATTCCTAGTGTATTTACAAACACTGGAACAGTTAGTACGTTGCAAATGCCAAGAGCATCTTTAGATTATCTGCTTGATACCTATGAGATGAATCAAATTGTGGTTGAACATAAACTTCAAGAGCAGGAGTTAATGACACTGAGAACTGCTGATGTTAACTTTGCCGATCACATCAAAGCCAATTTAACCAAAACTACCGCAGAAAAAATCGTACAGAAGATGTCCTTCACTAAGATTAAAGATCCAAACATGGATGTTACATCATTCCGAGGAAGAATCTGGGTATTTACAAAAGATGAACTTGAACAATTGATTAAGGATGCACAAAATGCGTAAGATTATTGCTGTTGGTGGGCAACCAGGAACTGGTAAGACAACTCTGTTCCGTAAATTCATGGAAGGTAAGACTTGGGAGAAAGTCGAGCCAAAGAAGATGCTCCCTGCACTTTACTGTAAAGACCTAGACCTTTATGTTCTTGGTAAGTATGAAGAGGGTGAAACCTTCGCTGGAACTGATCGACTGAGTATGGCTGTTCAACCTATCGCTCAAGAATTCGTTAAGGAGACTACTTCAAACATCCTCTTTGAAGGCGATCGAATCTTCAATCAGTCTTTCCTAGAATTCTCAATGGCTCTCCCTGTAGATCTTCAAGTGATCTATCTAAAGGTTCCAGATGCTCTCTTAAAGCAGAGATATCAGGACAGGGGTTCAGACCAGTCCGAGACATTCCTAAAAGGTAGGGCAACTAAATATAATAACATACTGTCGAATTTTGAATTGATGTCCTATATTACTGAGTTTGTAAACACTAACTTAGAGGAGCAGGGGAAAGTTCTTGCATTTTTGGAGGGTCACTTAGTCAAATAGCAAGTGCTTTCTAGGGTACAATGAGATTCCTAGAAACCTACAATTCGGACTGGATGGAACTGCTCAACTTCTATGAGCGTCCATTCAGAGCTAAACTTGTTCCTGCAAAAGTCTGGAAGGATCTGGACACCTGCAGGAACGATAGTAAGGCATTGGTTAATTACGTCAAGAAATGGCGTTGCAAAATACAATGGAATCTTGAAAAATCCAACTCAAAGTTGTATGATACCTACGTAGGTGTAGGTGGTGAGTATGATCCAGAGAAGCGTCAATCAATATTGATGATTCACACTACGTACTTTGATGAGTTTCCCTTTACGGATAAGTCCTGGGATGCCTTTAAGTATCGTCTGATCCAAACCCTAATGCATGAGTTGATTCACTTCATGCAATTCCATAGAAGAGATGATGGATGGAGCAACTACGTTGTTCCCTACAAGAAAATCGGAATCGAAAAGAAAGATGCGGAACGTGCTTATCTTTCGGAGTTCGATGAGATACAAGCATACGCCCACTGCGTATATTTGGACTTCAAAACCTATCGTCCAAACGTGCCTATCGATGACTTACTAAATCGCTGTAAGAAACATCGTGATTCAAAAACCCTCCACTACTTCCTGAAGACGTTCAACTACGATTTTAGGAACAATGTTTCTCCCCAGAAGATTGTTCAACAGATCGCTAAGTGGGATCGTAAGTATATCAGAGCAAAGTAATCCTAAATAAGATAGTAACAACTTTATTGATGGATAACGAATGGCGACTGCAATATTACCGCTTGCTAAGAAACAGCTTACACCAATACAATTTGGATTTAATCTCACACCTGTAAATGCTGCTACTTTATATAAGCAGACTAAAGACAAATTAAACATAATGAAAACTGGGAAAAAGATTACCCCAGGAGTTCATGCGATTTGTTTACATATTCTTGATGAATCAAATAAAGGATCTACTTCCTTTACAGTGCCATTTGATAAATTCGTGTCTTCTCAAGAAGCAGGTATAATTACCTCAGACTTTGGTGAGATTACTGGTGCACTTTTTATGCTAAAGCACCACTCAAACCAATTCTCAAAAGCAAAATTCCCAACAGTATCAAATCAGAAACTTGTAGATTACTATCTTATAGATTCTAAAGGATTAGATTATCCTTTTTCTGCTAAAGCAGGTAAAGGTGGTAAAGCATCTATTACTGCAGTTACCCCAATCATAGCAAAAATGAAAAATCTAAAGGGTGCTGAATTAAAAGCTGCAACTGTTCTTAAACATATTGGTATTGAAGAAAAAAATGATGCAGGAAAAAGTACTGGCACTGATCTTTTTAAAGGACCACTGCTTGCTGCTGAGTATTTAAAATTGGATAGTTATAATGAATTGGTTAAAGTTGTTAAAAATTTAACTAAAAATAGTAAAGGTATTCATAAATATACATCTGGTATTCCAGATGATGTTCATTTACTTGAAGCCATAGATCATGCTGGTAAATGGCCAGCTGCAGCAGAAAAGATAAAACCATTTCTCGATGCTGCTAAAAGATTGGGGTTTGAATTAAAAGATGAGAGTGCTGTTGCTCGAGCAGTGAATCGTGGTGCAGATTTTAAAGCACATAGAGATAAACCATGGGGAATATTACATTACCCAATCACTGCTAATTTAATACAATGGTTGAATAATCCAGCAAATAGAGCAACTACATTATTAACAAAAGCAGCACAAACTATGAATGTAACACAGGTTAGATTATATTCAAAACCCACCTCTTGTAACTATGTTGTAAGTAAATTCGCATCTTCAAGATTTGAATTTGGTTCTCCATCTAGTACACCAAATCCAGTCGGAAACCGAATCGGTTTAACAATGTTATAATTCCCTCAACTTTGTAGGGTATAGGAAAAATAAATATGAAAAACTTTGCAGAATTTTTAAAAGAAGAAGCTGAAGAAAGTAAGCAGCTAAAGCACATTACCCATCCAGAAGATCGTCCATTGATGCATGGCCATGCTGGCTTTGAACATGCGCATGCTGCACTAATGCAAGCACATGCTCACATGAAGTCTGGACATAAGTCAAGCAATCTAACGATGAAGTATGATGGTGCACCTTCTATTGTTTTCGGACATCATCCAAAGACTGGTAAGTTTTTCGTCGCCACTAAATCTGCCTTCAACAAAGATCCAAAGATCAATCACACTGAAGCTGACATCGATAGGAACCATGGACATGCTCCAGGTCTTGCTTCTAAACTTAAAACTGCATTGAAGCATCTACCAAAAGTTACACCAAAGAAAGGTGTTTACCAAGGTGATCTAATGCACACAAAGGAAGATCATCATCTTACTGAAGGTTTTCTAACTGAAGCAAGTAAGGTTTCCTTCACACCAAACACTATTACTTATACTGCTCATGGTAAAGAAGCAGATAAAATTAAAAGATCCAAAGTTGGTGTAGTTGTTCACCAACAATACCATGGTGATGACATCCATTCCATGAAGGTAAGTCCTCATCCAGATCTTAAGTCATTCAAAGAACATCCAGACGTTCACATGCATGGTGCAGAACATGACACTAGCAAAGTATCACATAGTGATGAGAATGAACATGCCTTTCAGAAACACATGAAAGCTGCAAAAGAAATTCATGACACTCATGGTCATGCAATGTATAATGCAGTGCATCCAAAACACTCTGGTGATTCTGGACACCTAGCTACTTACATTAACAAAACAGTTCGCCATGACGAAGTCCCAAACGTAAAAGGATTCCAACAACATCTCACTGATCATCATGCTAAACAAGCAGAAAAAGTAAAAACTGAGAAATCTAAAGCAGAGAAAACATCTGAAGGTGCTGCTCAGGTTGCTCATGTGGAAAAGAATAAAGCACACTACGGTAATCTACTGGCTCAACACCATCACTTGGCTCAGGCTAAGAACCACTTGGTTAAATCTCTTGAGACTCATGAAGGTGGTTATGATCACCACATCGCTGGTAAGAAATCTAAGCCAGAAGGATTCGTTGTTAACACAAAGCATGAAGGTAAAGAAGAACCAAGCAAATTGGTTAATCGTGCTGAATTTGCCAAAGCTAACTTATTAAAAACTAAGAAGTTTGGAGATAAGTAATGTTTTCGTTTAAAGAATTAATAGAACAATCTAAGAAAACTGGTTGCACCTGCTGGACTGGATACAAAAGAGTTCCAGGAACTAAGCCATGCGAATCTGGTTCATGCATGAAAGAAGAACGTGGA